TTTGCTAGAATTTACAAATGCCATTTTATATACCTCATCAATTAATGATAAAAAATTTACTAAGAATTATTTCTTAGCGTCTGTTTTAGCTTCCGCTTTTTTAGCTTCTGCTTTTTTAGCCTCTGCTCTTTCGGCTTTCTCTTTTGGAGTAATCACTTTGGGACGTGGTTTCTCTTTAGAGTCTGCTGTAGGTGCAGGTGCAGGTGCTGTTGTTGCAGGTTTGTCAGCAGGTTTCTTTTCTGCTGGTTTATCTGCCGCAACGGCAACTAGGGAGAGAGTAGTTAATGCTACTGCTATCAATGTTGTAATGGATTTCATAGAATCTCCTAATTTATTTCAAGATAACATTATCTCATATTATACAACGTTTGTCAAGTACTTAACGTTGACTGGTTGACTGGTAATCATCTTCTCTTTTTTTAGTTCCAATATTATATTTGGCAGTTAAGAGCCATTCATTTTTTTCTTTGTAAGATATGATTTTGATTTGAGACAATGGCGCAATTGGTTCTAATGGATTTTTAGAAACAATTTCAATCAGTCCCCATTCGGCCAATAAATTGCTAATTGTGTTTCTTCTTGCCAAATCATTCTCTTCAAAGTCTGTTGGTTTGCCATCTAATGCAAATAACTCTTTAAAATGTACAATATAATATTTACCTTTTTTGTGTAGAATATGACATGATTGGTATAGAGTTTTATCTTTTCTAGATGCTACGCCTATTCTTGTCAACGTTTCTTTCACTTTAAGAAAATCATCTTCTTGTTTTAATCTTACCTCAAGTAAGTCTTCAATGTTCACCGCCATTCTTTTTCTCCTTAGACTTCAAGCCACCTTTTTCTAATTTTTGTCGCATGATTTTAAGCTGGTCAGAGGTTATGAGATTCTGCACTTGTTTGGCTTTAGCATAACTATAGCCAAAATATTCTGAAATCACATTAATGTCCTCAACTATTTCATTCTTAAACCACTTACTGAAGCGTTTTCGTGGTCTAATGGTATTTAGTAAATACAAAAATTGAGGTTTATTTTCAAGTAAATGGCGACCATTCATCTCATTTGCATAGAGTACGGTGTCTGAGAAGTAAGAAAGTCCTTTATTAACGATGTACGCATTGTACGTTTTTTCGGCTAGTTCATCATTGTCGGTGCCAATCATCAAGTTTTCTTTTGATTGATTGATAGCGTTTAAGTATTCGAATGGTGTCATATTAATACTTTGATGTAGTATACTTCATCATTTCGTTAATGACAGAATCTTCTACTTTGAACATTGGAATTACTGCGTCTTGTTCAATAGGCACTAATACCATTTCATCGATCCATCCATTGGAACGTGTGATGTTTCTAATTTTACATCTGAAATTGTTTTCAATGCGAAACAACCAACCACACCATCTGTAATTATGTTTGGGTGCAGGAATAGTAACATAATAAAATTCATCAACGCTTCTACATTTTGTCAACTGTTTTTTATGAAATGTAACTGCACCTTCAGTAATAAATGGTGTGCCGACTTTGACTTCAACAGTCTTGTCATCAGCCATTAAATCTTTTTCAGAGTCAAAGTTGTCTAATGAAAATTGAACTTTTCGATTTTTAGCAAGATAGTTACCAACATATTTCTCACCAATCTTGCCGAGAATTTCAATTTTCTGTTCTCTTGTCAATATTGTTTTCATCATTTAAACTCACAGTCAACCATTACTTCTGTTAAGAAAGCGACAAAGTTAATTTCTTGGTCAACGACAAATGCAGACTTGTATTGATAGTCAGCAAGCAATAGAACCATACGTGGAACGGAATCGGGCTTCAAGCATTCGTTACTGTTATCAAAGATTCGTTTGAACAATACTGATGGTTCATTGTCTAGATTCTCTGCAACCCACTTACGCATACCTGTGAAGTCTTTTGCTTTTAATCTTTCAACTAATGACTTGAAATTGTCACTTGAGATATTCGCAAGAATTCCAGTATCAATCTTACCTGTAGCAGAATAGCGTTGCAGTTCATTAAGAACACGGCGCCAATCAGGAAAGTGTTTCATAATAAGTTCAGCAACAACCTTCTCTTCAAACTCTACATTTTCTTTTTCAAGAATGCCAGTCATACGTTTCATAAAACGACCAGCAAGTTTTGGTTTGTCTGATGCGTTTATTTTAAAGTGTACAACGGAACATCGACTGTGAAGTGGGGCGATGATACGATTGAGAAAATTGCAAGTAAGGATAAAACCACAATTAGCAGAAAACTCTTCCATGAAGTTCCGTAATGCGGGTTGAGTAGATTGAGGATTAAGGTAATCAGCCTCGTCAAGTATGACATATTTTCTTCCACCAGAAAAGGAAACGGTCGATGCAAAGTTTTTAATTTCATTGCGTAGGGTATCAATATTACCATTCATCGATCCGTTAATAACAATATAAGTACATCCAAGTTCTTCAAGCATAGCCTTGGCGATAGTAGTTTTACCTACACCAGGACCACCAGTAAGAATTAGATTGGGAACGTTCTTTTGTTCAACGAATTGTTGAAACGTAGCCTTTAAGTCTGCTGGAAGAATTGTGTCTTCAACAGTTTTTGGTCGATACTTTTCGACCCACAAGAAATCTTGTAGCATGTATTCACCTTATCATAACATAAAAATATATTCTAACATAAAACATGTTAGAATGCAAGCGAGTGTTACTTAGCCACACTCTCGTAAAGGGACTCAACATCATCTTGTTCTTGTTGAACTTCGGTAAAGTTTTGTTTGTGATAAATCTTTGCAAGTTTGCGAGTGTACTTTTTAGGCAACTCAAAGTTATCTTCTACTGTAGTGAGAATGTCTTTAATCAAATCACGTTCAGCTTCAATGCGTGTAAGTGAGTTTGAAATTTCAACAAGTGCATCCAGAATCTTTTTACGATCTTCTGGAGAAGACGGAACAATTACGTTACTCATAATATTAACCTTCGTACTTAGAGCCAGCTTCAGTAGCAATCCAATATTCAATTTGGTCTGTCACATGTTTGAAGTGTGAGATACCTTTAGATGAAATTGCAACATCATAATTACCAGGCACCATCTTGAGATTTTCTGTATTGAAAATCATTTTGAAATTAGATGAAGTTTCACCAACTTTAATTGAGAAAGTATCTGTGTCTGCATTCTTAACATCAAGTGCAGAGATAGAGATTTCACTGCCATCACCAACAACTGCAATGTTTGGAAGACCTAAGATGCCAGACATTTTCAATACTTGATTCATATCGTCTTTTGTCAGCTTAAAATTCACTTCGGAGTTTTCAATCTTAATTTCTTTTACGGGCGGTGCTACAATCATAGACTCATCTGCAAGTCCGTATGTAGTTTTGGATGTGCCAGATTTAACTGTAAGATTATTTAAATCAGTATTGATAACAATTTCTGGATCAGTTAAAGAACTGTAAAGAGAAAGAAACCGATTCAGATCATAGATGACAAAATCTTTTTCAAATGCTTCTGTTACTGTAGCTTTGCCGAGTACGTTTTGACCTTTAGAGATCGTTCGCACCACGGAGCCTTCTTTGAATTGCATACCAGCATTAATGGTAGCAAAGTTTTTAAGAACGTTGATTGTTGATTCGCTTAATTTCATTTTCATTTCCTTCATTTAAGTCATGTACGTATAGCATGATTATAGCATAGTGTAAAATTTTTAGCAAGTCTTTACGATTTCTTCCATCTTTCTTGCCATACCTTTGTGCATATTTCAGCACGTTTCCAATACAGAATCCTTCACCATGTCCACCATCAATGATGAATTCTGTTGCTTGAAATTTGTCACGGGAATAATGTTGCCCGTATGTTGAGTCAATGTAAGATTTTAGTTCAGCTAAAATTCTATCTTCATTATATCGATAATCTGTCATTTCAAATCTGAACTATTACGTTTCATAACATCTTCACCAGCAGTAGGTGAAACATTGATAGATGCAAGGGCTTGTAGAGAACCACCAAAGATATAACTACCAGCGTGTTTCAAACGCATCCATGGAAGTAACCACACTTTGCCACCAGCTTTACGCATCCATTGACAGAACATGTAATCTTCTGAAAGATAACGTTTTGTATCTGGACAAATAACGCAATCAAAGTAAGCCATGATTTCTCTACTACCATCAAAGTTCTCTGTACGCACATGATCTGGTTTATAGCTTTGCTTTGGAAATGCGGCATCATATTTTTCAAGTGCTGTGCGTGTAATGAGCATGAAGCCAGTGCCGCTTTCTTTCACTTCAACTGGCTCATCAACTCTAAATTGTGTTACGCCATCTGCTGGATTAAAAACAAAATCACCAACAAATTCTTCTAATTGATTTGGATTCTTATCTGCATAGCCCTTGTCAACTGCAACTTTAATCTTCTCCCAAGAAATTGCTTTCTTTGGATATGGACCACAAACAACATCCATGTCATCACGGGTTGCCGCAAAGTGCATCATAACCAAAACATCTTGTGCTTCAAAGTGAATGTCGCTATCAATAAAGATCATATAGTCCATACCACTTCGGACAAATTCATCTGTTAGATAATTTCTAGCACGTTGCACTAGTGATTCATTAAAGATAAAAAATAGTTTTGCTTCAATACCATATTTGGTACAAAGAATCATAAGGTCTGTGATTGCCTTAGTGTATGAACCATGACATTGTCCACCATACATTGGTGTTGCAACAAAAAGTTTTTTGGTTCTTAGTTTCTGAATATCAATTTCAAATTGCATAATTTCTCCATATTGTTAAATTGTATCACACTATTATATATAAAAAAAGAGGCCACGTCAAGTGGCCTCAAAAGGCATATTTTCAATTATGCCAAGGAGATTTAGAACGGAACTTCATCCGTATTTGTTTCGGTCTTCACTTCAGCCAAAGGATCAATACCAGCATCAATCTTGCTGTAGAGATCGAGGAATGCAGTCTTTGTTTCACCATCGAAACGGTTGATACAGTACTTGATTGCTTCCATCTTATCGTTGAAGATGGTGTATGCTTCGGCAATGTGAGACAGACGGCGAGTGGAAATCAATTCATCAATTGCACCTTCTTCGAAAGTCTTACGAATGATATCAGCCCACTTCACAAGATTTTCTGCGAATGCTTTGTCATTGATACCAAGACTGGCAAACAACTTAGTCAAAATCTTTGTTTCAACTTTAACGTCAGGATATTCCTGTTCTACAGTAATCGGGAAACGTTCGAGAAACGCATCATCAAGAATTGTGGCTGCCATGTAGCGACCAGTTTCGTCACCTTTACCTTTAGTGTTTGCTGTAGCGATAACGTTGAAGCCTGTAACTGGTTCAACAAATTCACCAGTCTTCTTAACGAACAGACCTTTGCCTTCAAGTACACCTTGTAAGCACATTAGTTTATTTGAACCGCGATCAATTTCATCAAGAATCAAAACAGCACCAGACTTCATTGCTTGAACAACTGGACCATCAAACCATTTTGTCTCACCATCAATCAAACGAAAACCACCAATCAAATCATCTTCGTCAGTCTCGGGTGAAATATTTACACGGAGGCATTCTGTCTTTAATTGGGCACAGGCTTGTTCGACCATGAAAGTTTTGCCGTTGCCAGAAAGACCAGAAACAAATACTGGATAAAATTTCTTTGATGCAACAATGCGTTTCATGTTGTCAAAGAAACCGAAAGGCACGTACAAAGAATTCACTTTGGGAATAATTGCACCCTCTTGCATACGTGCAACGGATGACATTTTTGCAATTGCTTTTGTGACAGGCGTTATAGTTGGTTCACTAATTGTCATAGGTTTAGATTTGACTAATGCGAGACCAGCCATGTTGATGTTGAATTCTTGGAGAGGTAATTGATACTTGCCACGTGCAACTCGGTATTGTTTGCCCTCTAACCACACTTGACGTTTCATTCCAGTTTCTTCTGATAGAGTTACCAGTTGATCGTGGGTTACAACTTCACCGAAACGTTTTGCGGCTTCAGTAACAAATAAAATCTTTTCAGCTTTGGTAGTCATAATATAAAGGTTCTTTCAAGTAAAAATCAATTTCAATACTAGTAGTTTAACAGAGTATTTATGGAGAGTCAAGTGATTGTTTTTGGTTGTTGTTTTTACACAACATCAAGCAATTTCCTTGATTACCTTAGAAAGTAAAACACGGTTAGTCAAACGATTTTGGTTCATCTTTAAGAATGCACCTTTCAACTTACGTGCAGAAACATCTTTGCTTTCGCCAAGAATGTCTGACAGCGAATCATCTTCGGTAGACAAATCATTGCCACCAGGAATCAGAAAATATTCTGAGTAGCCATATCCGTTGACAGAGAAAAACTTTTCATTGCGAAATTGTTTGTATCCATCGTCTGTCATTATCGTGTTAAAACGTGTCATTGCATTTTGAAAGTAACGTTTGCTTTTTGGCAGAATGTAGAATCCAATCAAATTGCAACCAGTACGATCTTTTAGAATTTGCAATAACGTTGGCGTTACACCTTTGTCACTTACACGATAAGTTTTTGCGGAATCTTTATCTTCAATATAAGATACTGAACGGAAATCAGAAGGTCCGATTC